CCCATGCGCGGATACCGAGCAAGGAATTGCCAGCCCCGTAAGTCGCACCGGCCACAACGATGTAGTCAGTCACGACCACGTCGGAAGGCAGAGCGGTGCTGAAGAACAGGGTGTTGCTTGGGCCATCAGAATAGCTGATGGTCGCAGATGTACGTCCACCGCCAGTGCGCTGCACGCCACCGACGCTGTAGAACTGCACGACCTGTTGGTCAGTGAAGGCCACGGCAACGTTGACGCCAGTGATGCTGGCAGTCTGCGCTGCGGGCGATCCACCCGACAGAACGATGGTCGCGGTCGAAGGAATCTGGTCAATCATACCCGAACCATCGGCGTTGATCAGACCTTCGATACCCTGCATTGCGGAATCCAGGGAGTTCTTCATTTCCTGGGCCTTCACGGCGAACAGACCCTTCTGTTTGGTATCAGTGGACTGCTGTGCAAGCCACGAGATTTCGCAAACGTTGAAGAGGTACACCGGAGCCAGGGCGAACGAAGCCCACTGAGAACCCGTTCCACGTCCCATGGAGTCGGCGTTGCCAGTTCCCTGCGCGATTCCAGAGCCAGCCTGCACTCGGAACGGAACACGGAACGACGGACGCTGAACGCCACCGGCGTTGGACTGGTTGCTCACCGGCTGCTTCTGCGCTTCAGCCTTAAAAAGACTGTAGGCAGTTGTGCCGTGGAAAACCAAATCTGGAATCTCTTTCGCAAACGCGTCGAGTTCCACTGCTTCTACTGCGGCTTCAAGTAAAGCCATTTTATTTATTTCCTAAACTACTTTTAAGCTAGGTCGGTATAAATGCTTCTCCTTCTGAGTAGAATAAGCCCTGCACCGTCTGAGTCATCTTACTGCGCCGTCCGCTGTTCATGTGCTTTGCGTTTTAGGAGGCTCGCTCTCCGGCATGAATTTGGATAGGCTGAAACGAATTGTGTCTCCGTAGACGCCTAAGGCCACATTACATTAAGGGCAACTTAGACATCTACGGAGACACAAGGTCTCCGTCATAGCTACCTTGCTACCACATGGGTAGCATTGGCTATACATGTTTCTTACAGAGTCTGCGCCGCGTAAAGATCACTGGCCTTCACTGAAATGGAGTTGCCTCCGTCAGTAAGAACGGTAATCGTAGCAGACGGGCCGGTACCAGAAATTGCGGTAATAGCACCCACAATAGAAACCTGGTCTGCGACCTGAATAGGTTTACCTGAACGGCTAGATGCAAACGGTGGAGTTGCTGACATATGTTATTCCTTTTCTCTGAGCCGTGCTTACTTACGCCAGGTGACCAATCGACCTGACCCTTTGAGATAGGCTTTTCCGGCAGTATACAGATACTGCTTCGGGTCCTTGTCAAAATCAATGGCGTCCCACGCCGGTTTCTGCGCCACATACACTGGCTTACCGGTCGCTGCCTGTTCTTTGTTCGTCTTGTCTTCTGCTGCTTTCTTGGCAGTTGCAGCAGCAATCCGTCCAGCAGCCGCACCACCCTTTGCATACTCGGGGTACATTTTCTGAACAGAGCGACGAACGATGTCTCCCGCGAGCCCTTCAACCTTGGCTCTGCGGTATTCCAGAATCTTGGCCTTGTCGGGCGATTTCGCAGCCCACATAGACTTCATCTGTGCCTGGTATGTCTTGTCAGCCTTCAGAGTTTCGTAAAGATCATTCTGAATGAGGTTGGCGAGAGGTTGCCAGTTTTCCTTCGTAAAGGATTTGAAGTATGGCGCCTTGAAGAACGGGTTTAAAGCCTTACCCAACAATTGTCGGTCAACTACACCCGCTTCCTTGGCCACGCCTTCTTGAAACTCTTTGGTCTGCTTGGTGGCAAACTCTTTTTGTTCGTTCTGAAACTTCTGACGCTCAGCTTCTAACTTCTGACGCTCAGGATCGGCCTTAGTGGCTTGAACAGTCTTCTGGTTTTTTTCCAGACTCTTCCACCACGCGTCCATGCTGCTGATGACACCCTTGGCGGCCTCTACGGCCTTCAGTACATCTTCAGGTTTCGCGTCGGCGGCCAGAGTCAGTACTTTAGCCAAAGAACTGATAGCTCCAGGTAGATTAGCCTCTGTCAGCTCACTGAACATGTGAGGCTGAATCATGGCATCATACGCCTTCTGATCTACCTCTTTCAGCTTGTCAACGCCAGCACTGACCAAAGCCGGGTATTTATCCAGCTTTCCTTCGGACTTCAGGTCTTCGATGATGTCATCATGGATGGAGCCATCACCATTGTAAATCTTTTCGTCGCTAGCTTGAATAGCCGCGACTACTTGCTGCTGAGCCTCGTAGCCCTCTGCCCCACCGACCAAGTCAATCAGTTCCTTGGCGGCCTTCATCTCGGCTACACCCTTAGGGAAGATTTGCTTTGCAGCTTGCCAACGCTCATAAGAACCATGAAGCTCATTAACGATCTTCGCGTTCTTAGGGTCAGCATCTTTCAAGGACTTCAGAGTCGAGCGTACACTTTGAGGCGTTGCGTCTACCGGCTTTGCGTCTTTGTCCCCTTCGGTTTTGGAGGTACCGTCAGCATTCTTCTCTGCTGATTCGGTTGCCTTGTTTGTGCTTCCATCTCCTGGTGCTTCTGATGCATCAGTGGTACCTTCCGCACCTTCTGTACTCTCTGCCGCATCAATTGCTGAGTCATCTGCGGCGGCCGCGGAAGCATCGGCGGCACCTGCTGCCGCATCTAGTCCCGCAAAATCCAACACTGAATCTGCCATGAGTCCAATCTCCTTGAGTCATAGACGAATACTGAGTTTATTCGCTCTGAGTCTCGAAGGCTCGCCGTAGCGAGCCCTTCGGTTTACTGTTGTGGAGGCGGGGCCTGTTGGGCCGGTGCCTCTTTCTTTTGTGCTCCGTCTTGCTTGATAGCTTCGGGAAGTGCTTTCCCCGCGACTTTAAGCTGCAACTGTTCTTGCTGGTGCTTGCCGAAGTCGTCTGGTGTCGCTTGTATTCCCATTTTCGCAAGGGCCTGGATAGCCGGGCCAGTGGGCAATTTATCAATAGCAACGCTTAGGCTCTCGGACGGTGGTTTGTCCGGTGGAGCATTGGCGGCCGCTATCTGTTTGGCCATGGCAATGTGCTCTTTCCAGTGCAAGTGTACGTTTTGGAACGCAGCCTGCATCTCTGGGGCGCCGTGCTTGAATTTCTGACCTTCCGAGGAGTTCATCCACTGGAAGCAAGCGTCAGCTTCAATCGCGTGCAGCTCAGATTCGTCTTGCGCTACCGGCACGGTGCTCACCAAAGGAGTAGACTGCTGTAACTGTTGTATAGTCTGCTCCAACTGGTTCATCATCGGCACTGCACTCTGCAATTCCTGTTGCAACTGCGCCGCCTGTTCTGGTGGCGTGCTGGGGTCTTGAGATTGCTTGGCATGGTCTGCCATGCCCTGTGTAGCAGTATCTAATGCTTGCTGCAGTTTTGCCAACTGCGGGTTGGGCATTGGGCCACTACGAAGCAGAATCTCAAATTCTGATTTCTGCTTGCTTACCGATGATGCGCCGGGCACCTTGAAGTCTTTCATGCGAACGCCATCAGCCAGAATAGGTAAGTTAGCCGGGCTAAATAGCCAAGCCTGTATTGCCTGGTTCTGTGTGCTGGCGTCAATCATTTGCATCAGCTTTGATTCACGCTGCGCCCATGACTCAGGGAAAGCCGGATTACTTTCCGCATAACAAAGGACGTTACCCGCGAGGTTAGCAGTGTTCACAGACACGGTGCGTGCTTCGCCATTAGCGCCAGCACCCGGTACGTTCTGAGAAATCTTCTTGCCGTCGCGGCAATCCTTCGCGCATTTAACGGCCTGTCTCGCTGCTTCTGCGAACAGGTCTTGTATATTATTCCAAGGGCAGCCAACTCGCTGCAGTGCCTGGTCACGCTGAATTTCGATTCCTCCCACCGTTTCTGTGTTCGTAGCTGCTCCGAACAGAGATGGAAGTGCGCCAGAAATTTCTTCTGACAAGTTAGTAATGAACCATCGAATAAAATCAGGTAACGCGGCCTGGGGTTGCGGCGTGGGCTCAACCATGATGTACTGATCTGCGGTTGTAAGCCCGGGCTGAGGCATAAACGGTCCTGTGCTTCCAGGCATGTTAGGGCTTTTGCCCAGGGCCTCTAAATCAAAAGCGTCAGCGTTCATCCACTTCTTCGGAATAGTACGCTTGAAGAAGTCGTCCATGATGTCAACCCAGTCGTTAACACGCTTTTGGATTGAAATAAGAGACGCGCCCATTGCACGGCGGTTCTGTCCTTTACCAGATGAAGGGTGGCCTATAGCTAAGTGATCATCCATGCTTTCGTTACGTGCGAAAGCAAATTCAGTTCCGGCCTTTGCCATCAAGCACCCGTTAGGGAACTTCTCAAGCAATTCGGCCTTAGCCTCATCGTCCACCACTGCATCCAAAAACATAGTCGGGCGCAACCACGTAAACTTGACCGTGGTGTGTCTGGATAGAGAATCCCCGGTAACGTAAGCGCCTATCTGCGCCTGGCGTACGTTTTCACGGGCGATCCTATCAAGTTGCGACTCAGATTGTCCGTCGCCTCCGACCTTAATCTTGTCTGCGATCCAAGGGAACATGCCACGCGCAACAGCAACGTCACGGTCCATCATGATCTGCACAAATGGCATTTGCGATAGTTCATCTACGCCAATTGGCACCTTGTGATCTAGTTTTCCAAATGCCTCTGTAATTTCGCGCCCCAAAGGTTTACGAGCGCCTCCTACGGCAGAGAGGGCATCTGCTACCGGTTGACCATCTCCCTCCGCACCTTGTTCCGTTTCTGGGGCCGTATCGCTCTCCAGTACATCTGCCATACCTTCTTGACCGGTAGGCGTAGCCGGAGGAGGATTAAAGATGTCGTCAGGTACTGTAGGTGCGTTCTGATCCTGGTCTTCCTCGAAGCCATATTTCTGCCCGTTCAATTCGTAGCGGGTCCACAGAAGGACTCGGTCTTCGTTCCAGAAAATCCTAGCGCAATCAACCAACAAAGCATGCAGGTTATTATTGCGTGCCCAAATCAATTTGAAGTTTTCGGCCTCTTCTGCTGCAATAATGTCGGGGCCGTACTCGGGGTTACTCGGAAAAAATTCCTGTTTAGGAACTTCTCTCGATAAAGCAGCAACTATGATGTCGCCCTTTGACCCATAAATATTTGTGTCGTAAATTCCGTTATTATTCTGCTGGGTTTGTATACCAAAGCCGGTAGTCTGCCCTGGCAGTTCCCACCCTCCCAAACGTCCGCGGAACAAATGTTGGTAGCCGCGGTCAAAGTGCAATGCTTCCCAAGCCTGTTCAATTTCCAGGCGACGGGCAGCTATATCCATCTTTGTAGCGACTATGTCTAACTGGATTAGCGCAGTTCGCGCTTTCTCAGTTAACTCAGCGAACGGCTCTGCTGAATAAGGAAATGGCGCGTACACGCCCAGAGGGCTGTCATTAGGACTCTCTGGTTGCGTTCCCTGCGGCGCTCCAACTACTGCGTTACTAGGGACGCTAGATTCGTTGTCGGCCATATCTCCCTTTAGTGGTGCATCGCTTTAAAACCCTTTGCCGATGCAATCATGCGGCCTAAACGGCCTGTGTGGTGGCCTTTCATCTTCGAGGCCGGAATCTTTTCGCCCTCGGGAACTCCGAGAGCACGATGCAATGCACCTCTGTGCACGTTGAACGAACCATGTTCGCCCAGGTTAACGTGCTCAGTTTTCTTCTGTTTCTTGTGAGCCAACCCAAGCATGCTACTTCTCCTTGCCTATACGTTCGACGTATTCGCAGCACCCCTTGGGGTCTACCTTAACGCGCCCGTCAGACGTTTTTGGTTGTTTAGAGACACTTACCATGTCCTCTTGTCCACAGGAACTGTTGCTGGGTCTGTAGTACTCACAGTTCTGGCATTCAAAAGGACCTTTCGATCCTCGGCTTTCATATCCAGTGCCGGGTTCACCTTTTACATGGGCAGAATCGATCTGCACCAACTTCTCTTTTTTGCGGCCGAGACCAATCATGCGTTCCTTTGTTTCTTTTTAGCGTAGTTAAATTTCTTCGTCAGTACGCTAGCATGCCTTTTCTCGTCAGACTGTAAAGAGTGAAAGGAGGGGTCTTCTTTAGAGGCCTCTCCATAATCCTTGATAGCGTGCTTTTCATCTTGGATGTACTCTTTCAATCTTTTTGGCTTTATCACGATGCCCTCTGCTCTTTGGTGTAACCGGCGCGAGTGCGTTGTGGGGCGTAATTGAATTTCTTCTTTTTACTCGTGCTGTTTGCGTCGGCTGCACCGGAGGCTACTTTTTCAGGCAAAGAGGCATAGTCTGTATCGGACTCCCACTCTTTGACCTTCGCTGGGCCACCCAGAGCTTCCATACCAGCCTCTGTGTGCGCCCAGGCATTTTGCTTTTTACTTTTGAATGGCACGTGGCCTCCAGTTAGACCAAAGGAGGCATCTCGAAGCCGTCTTCCTCAGACTTCGCGCCCTGCTGATCGTCCTCTTCGCCGTTCTGCTCGTTTTCCTTCTTCACACTAATACCGGCCAGTTTTCCACCCTCTTCATGCGCCTCTTCTGGCGTCTGGTGTTCGCTCATGTGCTTGTGGCCATCTTTGTGTGTAGTGTGAACATGATGCTTTTTGTTCTCGTGGTCATGATAGATGTGAACTTCTGTGGCCGGACCATGATCAGCCCCGCCCTCGTTCATACCTTCGTGCTCACCAGCTTCAAATTCTGGAGTCTCTTTAGACTCATGAACGGCAGTTTCTGCTTCCCCACCTTTGCCATGCATTTCATCGTAGCGTTTAGCCTGGAATCCATTTCCAAACTTCTTACCAGGCGTTTTCTTTGACTCAAACATATTCTAGCTCCTGTCGGCAGGTGTGCCGTTTTTCTGCTTTTCCTTTTCCGCGTCTTCAGCGTCCCGCGCTGCATAGAACTTTTCTTGTTCTATTTCCCAGCGCGTCTTCGGCATTTGCGACATGATGTCTGCTATGGCAAAGTTGGGTTTCTTTGGAGTCGTCGGATTTGTTGCGGCTACGACCTGTGCACCTGCGCGAGACGCGAGGGGCATGATCGTGTTTTCGTAGATCGACATGCGTCCCAGCATAAGCGCCTTTTCAGCGCGAAGGTCAGCAATGACTTGATCCTTATCTAGGAGCCTATGTTCATAGTCTTGACGAAGCTGAAGCAATTGTAACTCCAGGCTTTCAACAAGACGAGAACCAAACAGCTCCCGAAAAAAGTTTCGTATTTTTGAGCCCATCTGAGTCTCCTACTAATTCTTGCCCATCCAATACGGCTGCTTGGCTTGTA